GTCTTGTATGGCTTTTGGATTCTCCCATCTTTTCGGTCGCTTTGCAGATTAAACCTTATGCCGCGCCCAGCGTTTTCATAAATCGCTGTTCCATTATGCGTAGCGCTCAATATTTTCATCTTGTCCTCAAAGCGGTTCCACATGATCCGTATGTCTTCCGGCGCGGCCTTGACCTTTTCAATGATGGCCTTAATATCCGCCGCCGCAAGCGTTTCTTCCAGCTTCGACGTGAGGATGACGCCTTTCTTCGCTGCGTCAATCTTCGCGGCTTCGAGCTGCTTATAGAGGCCGCCGAGCTGGTTATCTCGTTCAGCCGTCCAGCTTTGCTTTTGCGCGTTTTCCTGCCGGTCGATTTCACGTTTCAGCGTGTCAATCTTTGCGCGGGTTGCCTGTTCCATTATAGCCCCTTCATCCGGCTTTGGCAAAGTCACTCTTGCGGGCGAAACTTCCTCATAGAGAACAGCGCACCGGCAACCGGGGTGAGCTGGGGGAAGCATTGTAAATCCGCGCCCGTGGTTTTTCTCCTTCTCGCCAAAATAGCCGTCGAATCCGACCTGCATCCCGTCGAGGTCTTGGCAAATGGGACAGACGCGGGAATCCGCCGCCGTGGACCAAATCTTCACGCAGGCCCCCATAAGGCCCTCTTGGATTGCCTTGCGCGTCGTCTCATGCGCCCCGTTATTATAGGCGTAGGCAAGCTCCGTATTGGCAATCATGTTGGCGCGGTATCGGTGCTGCTGCGCCGCGTATTTCAGCGCCGCCTCGGATGCCATTCGAGACGCGTCCGCGTCACTGATATTTGGACGCGCTTCGCGGATCGTGTCAAGGATGTGCTGGAAGTAATTCGCGTTCGCTTGCGCCTGTGGGATTGTCAGCCCGATAACAGGCCGGATGGCGTATGCCATTCTGTCAGTCGTCCAGCCATCAGTCTGACCGCGCAGGACGATGGCGTTTATCGCCTTTCGTGCGCTGTCGCTAATGTTCGTCACAAGCTCGGCGGTATGGGTGCTAATCCATGCTTTGACCGCCTCATCGCTGTCAATGATGTAAAAGGCGTTTGGCCCCAGCCGGTCGAGCACGGCGTTTCCGCCAGCCGCCGCAGCCTTTCGGATTTCAGGAGCCAGCTTATCAGCAATAAATCGTGCGTAATCCTCTTGCCATTCGCGGATAAGGCTCTCGTAGCCGTCCAACCACGCCTCTCGAAGTTCAGCGTAAGTCACGGCCTTTTGCTGATCCTGAAAAAGACTGTAAAGCCATTCCACGAGTTGTGGGGAGGAATTGTCAAGGAAAGTTCCGAGTCGCGCAAGCGCGGCTTCAGCCTTTGGGTTCTTTGCGTCCTTTGCCACACGATGAACCGGGCATTTGAACACAAACATCAGGCTTCACCTTCCTAAGCGTTTTCGCGCACTTTCTACGTCTTCAAATTCTTCCCCAAGGGTTTTGTCACGCAAAGCGTTTTGACCGGCAGAGGGGCCGTTTCCGTTCGTCTGAGACGGGTTAATAACGTACTCCTCTCCTTCCTGTCGTTCAGGTAGGCTCGCTTGCTCCCGCAGGTAATCTTCGAGGCCGCTATCCGGCGTAAGAACACCAATTCCCGTAAGTTCCTTGATGTACGTTGCCAGCGAGGTCAGGTCTTGGCTCTCAATGTCGCCGTGGCAAAGCATCGGGTAATCCGTGATCCCTGCGAAATGCTGCGCGTTCATGTCTATCAACTGCGGGATTGCTTTGTTGTTGAATACCTCGCAAATCATGTCGAGGTACGCGCCAATCGCCACGGAAAAGAGCTTCGTCTTGTCCGAGGACAGGGCAAAGCTGCCATGAATCTGATGGCCCAGCAGCACAAAGTCCGCGAGCACGGTCATCGCTATGCGCGTGTCGTAGCGGTTAATGATGTTGTTGGTGTCAAACTGCCTACGGCTTCCCGTGCTCAAAAGCTCCAATTTCCAGCCGGAGGGGATCGCCAGCCCTTCCATGCTGTCACGCCGGATATTCTTGACGAGGGCTTCCGCCGCCGCCCTGATCTCCTGCATTTTCGGATTGTTGGTGTCCCAAATGTCAATCCCTTCCGGCGCTGTTATCACGGGGAATCCTGCAAGGTCACGCTCTATGCCGATTCCTTCCAGCTCCTGAATCCGCCGTTTGAAATACCAAGAGCGGTAGGCGTTCCGCAAAATGCTTCGCCCTTCCGGGTTATCTTTCCGGCTCTTGGCTCGGAACAGAAGCAGCTTTTCCATCGGAATCGTTATCAGCTCAAAGCTCGGAGGCGGTTGCTGTACCATCCCGATAAGGTTGTCTTCGCTGTCGTACTGCCACTCATAAAGAGTTTCCTGCGAGCGGATCGGGAGCTTCCGCCAGCCAATCATGCCGTCGTCGTACTTCGAGTTCAGCATCACGTTCCGGCTTCTTCCCATGCGCCGCTTGTAAACGATTTCATGGGCGCTCCATCCGAACGTCAAAAAGGACAGGATTTCGGAAATGGTTTCTGTCCACGTCGATTGCATATCGTTCCGGCACCCGTCAACAAAGTCCGCCGCCTCTTGGTCAATCGGCTGCCCGCCCCCCGGCTGAACATACCAAGTGACCTGCCGTATCAGCATTTCAATCGAAAACAGAACGGCTCCAACAATGTCGTCGTTTTCGCTCATTTCCGAGTAGGCCGCTATCCCCCGCTTGCCTTGAAGCTCGCGAAGAAACTCCTCGTAGAAGATGCCGCCCCATCGTTTTTGCCCGATGCGCCCAATCTCTTTTGCCATTCCCTCACCCTATTTCAATTCCAATAGCTCTTATGCGTCGGCATTATATTCACAGGCGGAGCGGAGCCGCCCATAATCGCTACGGCCCTGAAAGCGTCCGACGCTGCGTCCACCTGATCGTCATGGGCCGCGTCCGGGAATCTTTCAAGCTCGTCAAGCAAAGTATCGTTCCACGGCCCTTCCAGCAGAAGGATGTTTCCCTGCTGCCATTGCGCCGCGAACGGTTCCGCCCGCGTTACTTTGTCGCCCGTGACCGGCTTGCTCACGACGTAAAATCCTGCAAGCTCTCGTACGTAGCTTTGCGCCTGTTCCTTTCCGGCCTGTCCGGGGTCTTGCGGGATGTGTATCTGATTGCACTGGTATTCCGAAAGGTCCGTGACAGCCGTATTCTTCACAAGCTGTCGGACGCTCGCCGCGTTTACCGCCATGCGTTTCGCGTCGAGAATTATGTATTGCCCGTTCTTCATGCGGGCCATAAGGCAGCCCGCCGTCCTGTCCGGGTCTTTGTTCTCCAGCGTGATTTCAGTCGCCGCCAAGTCCCAAGCGCGGGCGATGGCGACGATCCTTTCCGGCACGGTCTTGACGATCCGCGTCTGCTCGCGCCGGAAGTACAGGCCGGATGCCGGTCGGATTTTCCAATTCCCTTTCAAAAGGCGTTCTTTCTCCACGATGCTCAGGCCGTGGAGGTTCGCCAAATAGCCGGGGTCAGTCCGCAAAAGGGCTTTGTTGTCGTAAATGCTGGAGGCGATAAAGGTCACGCTCTTGCAAAGTTCCGGCTCAAATTCCGGGTTATCCTTCATGCGCTCTGCAAGTTCCTCGACGCTGTCGCCCCATTCGATGACGCCCTCATTGCGGTAAAACCATCGAATCTTCCCGGAACGCTCAGGAATCGCGTAGCCTGTATCCTGATTTATCCACCATGAGATAAAGGTTGCCACCCAGCTATCCACGTCGGGATTGCAGGTCGCCCGGACGTATGGCCTCACGCCGCAGGTGGAGCGGTTTCGGGAAAGCATGTAAAAGAATTGCGCTTCCGTGAAATGCGTCAGCTCGTCAAATCCTATCATGCAGATCTGAGCGCCCTGCCATTTCGGCAGGTCTGCATCGCCGTCAATGTGCATGAAGGAAACGCGGGATTTCCCGCCGAACGTCCAGTGCGGTTTCGGGCTGGCCTTATACACGGCGTTATCCAACAGGCCGTAAATACTCACGCTCTCATCGAGGAGGCCGCCGTCTATCGTGATGTGCGTGGCGTTCTTTCGGAAGATTGTCGCGCTGAAGTCTTTCTTCCCAACATGGCGCAGCGGCTCCAAAAGGAGCGCGTAGGTCTTCCCGCCGCCCGCCGCGCCGCCGTAAATGGCAATGTCAGCCGAGGTCGAGAGGAATCGCTCTTGCGGTCCTTCCTGTGGTCGAATGTCCATCCGAAACTCCTCCGCAATCTATCTGTCAATCCCTGCCGTTATCAGGGATATAAACATGGATTTCAGCCGCGCCTTTCTTCTTCCCGTCGTCCTGCTCGCCCTGCGTAATCAGCGCACGGGCTTCGCGCTCCAACTTCGTGCCAAAATCCAAAAATTCTCTGACGCTGATCGCGCCCATCCGTTTAGGGTCGAGGTGGTCCAATCCCTTCAGGCCTTTTTCCTGTATCTTCATGCCAATTTTGATGTGGCGCAGTATCATCGCTTTCAGCTCTTTTTGGGCTTCTTCCTTCGCTTTCTGCTCAACGTCCGAATCCCAAGCTATGACGCGGTTTTTCCACTCCCATTCGCTGGCCCACCTGCGAATTAAAGATACACTTTTACTCAATTTTTGCGCCACGTCGATCTGCGTCCTGCCGGGGCCGAGGTTTTTGTATATCAGAAACGCCTCGAACGCTTTCTCTGTCTCACCGTGTTTTCTTTCCCACGGTTCGCGGGTCCCGCCCTTTACACGTTTCATCGCCCCTCTCTCCCATCTCCATTTCGACAATCAGCGAGGACGGTTGTATTTGTAAACGACGTCCCCATTCTCATCTATCCCGTCAGGCTTCAAAATGCCGCCATACGCCACTGCTGGCGAGGTTGCCCCTCTGACGTTGTTCCAGTTGTTCCGCAGAAATTCAGCCATCGTCATATCGTAGCGTAAAGCTCGCGCCCGGTTGCTTCCCGTATTGTATTGCGCTGCCTTGCTCCACGAGTATTTGAAGTATCGGTCAATGTACGGCAAAAGGTCAGAGAAATGCACTTCGCCTTTTTCGCGGGCAATGATGATCGCCTGACCGATGTTCCCGTATTGGCTCACTCCCCATTCGGGCGGAACTCCGCAGCAGTTGCAAGCGTCGTTCCTTTCCCGGCAGAAAGCATCGGAAACGTGGAATCTCATTCCGAGGCTGTGCGCGTGTTCCTGCATCGCCTTGATGATAGGCGCTTTGATGGCGCGGTTCAGGCGCTTGTAACCGTTCTGCTTGCTATGCTCCATGTAAAACTTGTGGATGTCAAAGCCGCAAATCTTACTCATCGCCGCGTAGCGGGCTTTCAGCTCCGCGTCGGCGCGGCTCTCCATGCAGAAAAATTCCGTCGTCACGCTGTCGGCCCCGGCTTCGTGCGCCCGGTCCATGAGCTGCTTCCAATCCTCGCTTACGCCAATGATGAAAGGCCGGAGGCGCAGAGTAACGTGAATGCCGATGTCGGCAAGGCGCTTTATCGCCGCGAGCCTTTCCGTCGAGGACGGCACGCCCTTTTCCATCTGCTTCGCTTTCGCGTCACTGTTGGTGATGATGCTGACCTTGACGTGCCAATTATGCGTATGCTTTCGGAAAAGGTTCATGTATCTGTCATCCGCCGTCCACCATGCGGCTTTCGTGCTCATGGAAAGCGGGTAGTCAATCGCGTCGAAGTATTGCAGCAGCTCCAGCGTCACGCCGTAGCGCCGCTCCCACTCGTCAAATTCGTCCGCAAGGCCGCCCCACTGCATGATTTTCCTGTCCTGGATGTACGGGAAAAATTGCTGCTCTGTCTGTCCTACTGCCGCCCGGTCGTCGATGAAAGCGCTCTCAAAGAGGTGCTTCACCTTGTCGGGGTTCACGCTCCTGATCTCGAACTTGCCCGCGTTCTTTTGGTTGCTATACCCCTTCAAGGTATGGCTCTTTTGGAAGAACGCGAAGCAATAGAGGCAGTTGTACGCGCATTTGCTGTATGTGTCGAAACTCATAGGCATGGAGCAATCGCATATTTCCATGCTCCATCGCGGGCTGGTGTAATTCTGCTTCAGAACCTGAGCCGCATTTCCCAATCTTCACCCTTCTCTCCAGTGATTACAGCGCCCATTGCTTTCCAAAAGGCGACGCCGTTTTCCGTCTTGGATGTCCGCAGTGTTATCTCGGCAACGTCGAGGGCGCGGGCCTTTTTCATTTCATAGAGCATGATCCGCCGACCGACGCCTTTTTGCTGGAGGTCGCTCATTACCGCAATCCCAATCAGCCGTATGTGGTTTTTGCTTCGTATGGCGGCAAAGAATGCCTTGCCGTCGAAGACGTCGAGGAAGAATTTTTTCCCTCCCTGCCAAGCCGCTGCCCGGATGTAGGGGTACGTCTTCTTGATGCTTTCGCTGCCGCAACCATAGCAAATATCGTGGATGACCTTGTATTCGTCGGGGCTGCCCTTGAATTTATGCACCTGCACGGTACGTCACCGACCTCATTTCTTCCGGCGCGAATTGCCCGGTGTCAAGGAAATAGTTCATCATGCCGTCCCTCACGCCTTTGTAGCCCTGCACCTCACCCAATGATCGCGGGTCAAAATGCTGCCGCCTGAATTTCCAAAGGAGCTTCCAATTCGCGCCATCTGGAGCGAGCTTTTCCATCGCCTCGATCTCCGACATTTGCCTGTCGATATAATAACCGGCGTAGCGCGTCGGCTTGAACAGCTTATAGTAGGCGCAGAGGGATGTTTCGAGGTTCCAGTAGGTCGTCGGCACGTCGGGAGCATCCTTTCGGATTTCCTCGTACAGCCTCCGCAGTTGCGCTTGGAGGTAGGCAAATTGCTCTTTCGTCAGCTTCGCGGCCTTGCCAGATTTCCTCACCCAATCTTCGCGCCCCAGCGCGTAGCACAGACCGTTCCGGCTTGTTCGCGCTTCCCGGAGGTTGAGGCCGGTAGGCCACATCGGGAATTTCGTCAGATTGTAGATGGTTTCGAGGTACATGAAATTGCTGTACCTGCCGAAGAAATACAGCCGCTTCCCAACGTCGGCGAAGATCGCGTCGTAGGTTTCCTGCCTGGTTTCCTTCTTGAGCCGCAGAAAGGCTTTCAAAGCGCCGCCCCGCGTGTACTCCATGTAGCTCGCGAACATGGCGGGAAACTCGTTGCAATTCTTGACGTACCGTCTATCGCTCTCGAAGACCATGCGCCGCTTGTTGAGGAGCCACCACGATTCCATCTTTGCGGGGCTTATGGCTTCCGGGCGCGGCAGGTGCGTTATCATGTAAAACGCGGTCGGGGCCGAATAGCAGGTTGAGTACAGCCAAGCCAGCCAAAACCGCTGCTCAATGTCGAGGTTCAGCGCCTTGCAAATGAATTGGAGCATCGGCGCTGCCGGGTCCACTTCGTCCATCCTCATTCCGGCGATGTGGTATGCCTTGCACCCTTTCCAGCGTTCCACGCGGTAATCAATCATTTCTGACAACCTCTCCATCAAAACGCTTCCGCCACTTCAGGAAATTGTTCCTCGACCGGGTCTTTGTCGCTTTCACGAATGTCGGCGTAATCTTGCTGCCAGCCGCCCGAAGTCGCTGCAGCGACGTTTCCAAGCTGCAAACCACAAGGAAAAGTTTCGCCGGCACGTTCATCAGGGCAATCGTCGCGAAGGTCGCCCGGTTGTTTATCCTGTCGCCCTCAATGACGACGTCCTTCCCTTCGTCAAGGAGCTTCCTGATCTGACGCCTGATCTTTTCCCCCGCGTCGTATGACAGCGTGTCCGTCCCTTCCGTCCGTATGCCAATTCCGTACTTCCCGATGGCGCAATATTCGCCGTTCGTGGTGTACGGGACAATGTCTTCGACGATGGATAATCCCCCGGTCAAAAACCGTTTACGAACGAATGTTGTTTTTCCGCTCCCGCTCTGGCCGATAATTATAAAAATCATGTCGCCCCTTCTTTGAAAATCGCCCTAATTCGCCCAAAAACCGACATTGAAGCAAAAATAAATTTCACGCAGAAAATCCCTCACACATATCGCTAAAAATCGCACCTCGGCAATTTTGCTTTGAGGCAACCAAAAACGGACCTTTACGCAAAGAAAATTTTTGCTCCAAACTTCCTGTCATGGGGAATATATAAATCAAATTTCGGTGTGTTTCTGTTTGCGTGAGCCACATCGAAAATCGGAAGCAAACCACTCATTCTTCCGCTTCTTCTTCCCCCATCCGGCAGACGGTGGATGCAGTGCCGTCTTTCAGGTTCGCGTCCAGCCCCTCTTTTTCAGCCCATGCCCGCGCCGCTCTGAGCGTCGGGAATTTCAGCGTCACAAGCCAGCTCGCGCCATAGTAATTCACGTTGGCGTAATCGTCGCCATCGTCGCCAATGAGGCCGTCAATGTCGTCTTCCAGCCCTTCGCCGTCTTCCAAGAGAACAGCGATTTCGTCCATGCTAAAGCCGGTCAAATTCAGGCTGTCTTGGTCGAGGCTTCCAAGCAGTTCTTCCAGCTTCTTGATGTCCCAGCCGCCCTTCGCTTTGTTCAGCGCAAGGTTCAGGAGCTTTTCCTGCTCCTCGTCACACTCGACCACGGAAACGAGGTCCTTTTTCTTCTTCAGGTATCGGAGCACCGCGAGGCGCTGATGACCGCCGACGACATTGCCCGTCTTTTTATTCCAGACAATCGGCTCCACGCATCCGAAATTCTCAATCGAGGCGCGGAGTTTTTCAAATTCTTCCATTCCCGGTTCGAGGTTGATCCGCGGATTGTACTTCGCCCCGTTCAGGTCCTTCAAGTTCATTTCAATCAGTTGCATCCGCGTTCGCCTCCTCCATGTTCAGGACAATGCTGCGGCTCTCGGTAAATTCCTGCTGTACGCCATGCGCCGCCAGCCATGCCTCAGCTGCTTCCTGCGACGTGAAACTGAGGTATATTTCAAAAGGCTTCATGTCGTCAGCTTCCGGCGCGTCGTCCTGATCGCTTCCGCCGCTCGGCTGCGGCTCCGCATTTTCCTCCTCGGCTTCCACCGCTTTCTCGGCTTCATGGAGGTCCTGCAGGATGTCTTCAATCTCGATCTTGGAAAAGCTGGTTCTTTCAATATCGTCAGCAGAAAGCTCTTTGAAAAGCTCTTGCAGCTTGACGGTGTCCCAATCGCCCTCAATCTTATTCAGGGCGACGTTCAACGTCTTTTCGCCCTGCTCATCGAGGTCAACCATAATAGCTTCCGTTTCCGTTTCCCCGAGGTCGGTCAAAATCCTGTACCGCTGATGCCCGCCAACGATGACCATGTTTCTCGCGTTGACGATGATCGGCTCAACGAATCCAAATTCCGTGATGCTGTTTTTGAGCCGCTCGTATTCCTCATCCCCCGGCTTCAGTTCCCTTCGCGGGTTGTATGAAGCCATTTTGATGTCCGCCAGTCGCAATTTTTTCGTTTTCACGCTTTCCCGCCTTTCTGCCGTTTTCCCATAATAATTGCCCCGCAACGGAAGAAATTGCGGGGCCGGAGTCAAGAAGGTTTTGCCCTTTCGGACAATGGTTGACGCTATCATATTATCATGGACGCGCAGAAAAAATCGGAACTTCATGGGAGGAATTTTCGCACGGTTTTCGTCTTTTTTATGCCACCAAAAACTCCATTTTTGTTCACAAAAAGTGCACTGAAATTCAAGAAAAAGTTATCCAGTGGAAATGTGGATAAGTGCATAACTTTCACTCGAAAAATATAAAAAGGCTTTGCTGTCCCGGTGACGCTGCCGCCCCGAAAATCATGCCAGCCATTCTTTTCACCACTTTATTCGCGAGCTTGCTCGCCCATTTTTCACTGACAAATAGCTCGTTCGCCAAGTCCATCCAGCTCTTGTGATGGAAATAGTACCCTTCAACGAGACTCCTTTCCTGATCCGGGAGAGCTTCGAGGGCGCGGTCCACCTTCCGCATGGCGCGTTCAATCCGCGCCACTTCCTGCCGCTTCCCCTCGATGCGCTCTTTAATCTCGATGCGCTTTGACGCCTCCGATTCCACCGGCGTTAATTCCCCCTTCCCGCCGCCAGTGTCGTCGCCGTATTTGGGGACAGGTGCAGAGGGGTCGAGCTTCAGCAATTCTTCCTGCGCCTGTATCTCGTCATTCAGGTTGTCAATCGTCGCCTTAAACTCGTGATAACGCTTCAAGTATTCACGCGTCGTCTGGACGTAATCGTTGTATTCCCTCAATGCCTCTGCCCCCTGTCTTTTCTCTTGCGCCCCGCTCAAAATTTTACACGATCCGAATTTTTGTAAATATTCCCCTTTACGACCGCGCCGCCCCAAATGGTTTCTTTGAGGTCCGACAAAACGCCATCGAAATGCGCCCAAAATCTGTCTCCGATGTACTCCACTTTCGCGTATTCGTCATCGTCCCAAAGCAAGTCGCCCTCGTACACTTCCACGTTGTTTCGGTCCTTCAGGCCGGTGTACTGACCGACAGATGCCGCCGCGACCGACCATTTGGAAAGTTCGCCAATCGGAGAAATTTGCTGGATGGCAGCAATCCCTTTGTAAATAAATCCCAAATACCCATACACCCACATATCCTGCGAACCGCAATATCCTCGAAACTTTATTTCGTGCATTTTATCACCTCAATCGAACATAAATTCAGCTTTCGGCGCAACCGCCTCGCTTTAGATATGCCTCCAGCGCTTCATACGCTTTCTTTTCTGAATGAAATATCGGTAAATCTTTTACTTTACACCAATTTCCTCGCTTTTTGTCCTTCCGTTGGCGTACAATCGCATATCCCCATCTTGCAATCCATTCCCCATTTGGTCGTATGTGCTCCCATGACTTAATTCGCGTACAATAAGCATATTTTTCATCTTCATACACCATCAGAGCCGCCCTCTTTCTCGGTTCTTCGCGTTTACGCGCCGCTGTGCCTCATTACGCGCCTCCAGGCCAATGCCGAAAGCCTCCTGCATGGAAGCGAGGACTGTCGCAACGTCCGCGCATTCAAGCGCAAACTCCGTCTCGATATGTGTGCCGTACAGCTTTTCCTTTTGCGGATAATCGTCCAGGCCGCATATACCGAAAGCCTTTTCCTCCATTTCCGTCATCTCTTCATGGAGCTTCGCGAGCCATTCCCGCAACGTTGTCTTCTCAAATGTCTTTCCGTTGTTCCGCACACACGGAAGCGGTAATACATTCTTATCTTCTACGTTTCTACATTCGCGGTAATGGATATGCAGGATGCGGTAATTCCCTTTTGTGCAACTTTCGACTTTTATAATCCGCCCGTCTTTTTCAATTTTCTCCAATGCTTCGTTTACTTTTCCATCAGTCCAAAAATTTTCTTCGTATTCCAAAGTCTTGATTTTGTATGATCCGCTCACTGTCCTTCCTCCTCGTCAAGTATCCAAAGAATGATGTGCTTCCTGCACTCCTCATCGCCCTCCGAACACTTCCCTTTATGCGGGCAATCCGAACAGAACCAAGACTGCTGAATTGTCGCGGCTGCCGTGTCCAATGCGACGAAAATTTCCTCAGTGGTCATACTCTCAATCTTCGCTTCGATTTCCGGCACTGCGGCTTTCCTCCTTCCCGGTTCCATTCAACCAGCTCCAATCTTTTGTGCTTTCGTCTTGCTGTAGGAATTTCAAGATGCTCCTCTCCATATGATCTGCATGTTCGGCGAGCCATTTCAGATTTGTCCCTGGAAATTTTATTATCAGCAGGCATCCAGTCGCATACCATTTCCGCATGAATTTCGCAAGCTGTTCATCGTTCATAGAACGTACTTTATCTGCTACCGTCAGCATTGTCAGTCATCCTCAAAAGAGCTGATCCCATGCTTCGCCAGCTCTGCCTTGATTTGGTACTGTACGGCATCTTGCAGCCTGTCAATAATCAAGTCTATGGCGTGCGTAATTTCCGGCGACACCACGACGTCCGTCCTTCCCCTTGTCAGTATCGAATTTATACGCTGATGCACCGCCTCGCGTATATCTCCATATATCCCAACGGCCCGCCTCGCGTAGTATTCTTTATCCCCTATAGCCTCCACGTCTATTCCTCCCCGCTGTAATCATCCATCCATCGGCGTTCCTTATGCACGAACCAGAACAGCCAAGCAATACACGCCGCGAACAGAATCAAAATCGTTACCTCAAACATGTCAACCCTCCAGCTCCTTCTTCAGAATATCAATCAAACGTCCCATTTCGTCTTTTGCGAGGTCGTCAAAATCCTTGCCAAAAATCTCATGCACGTCGCTGTCTTCGTATCCCAATTCAGCCATCAGCTTTCCGGCGTAATCAATCTGCGCCCGCGTAGGCAACCAAAAACGGACCTTTACGCTTGGGGCTTTCCCGTTCATCGCAGCCCCTCCCTGATCGCCTCGTCAAGGATGCGCTCCTTGCACGCCTCTGGTGAAGGGTCCTTACACCCTGCAGGACAAACGTCGCAGTGTAGCGTCTCCTCGCACTTGTTCACCATGTAGAGTAGGGCCGCTTTCGCGTCGAACTCACTCATGTCAGCAATTCTTTTCGCCGTCTTGCCCTTCATGTCGTTCCACCTTCACTTTCCACTTGTGCGGCTCCTTCGCGCAGCCGCAGCCGCCGTTTTCGTTTATATCACAAAGGGAACAGCGGTAATGGTTGCTCTTGCAGTGCGTCCAAATCGTTTCAA